CCTAAAAATTCAATTGATTCCATATAACGATAAATAATTAATTAAATAAAATACAATGAAAAAAATACTATTAATAACGATATTATTCTTAATTTCTGTAAATTCTTTCGCTGTTGGGCGAATTGCTAGAAATTCAACGCTGTTAAACATTGAACTTGGATTTAAAGTGAGTTCAACTTACTATAGCATTGTTGGATGTATTACGCCTGATCATGGCATTACAAATTATTGTGCTCCAGAACAACTTGATTCCGTAGGTAATAGCAAGTTTGGATTTAATAACTCAACTATTCCAGTAAACGGTAAGTTTGAGTTCTTCTTAAATAAGAATTATGGAGAAATAATTAGTTATATCCCACCTACGAATTTCTTATATGGACATGGTGCAGCAGTTAGTAAGTCGGGAGCTAAATTCTTATATGGACAAGTTCCAAGTGTACAAAATCTTGGTGGAGGAAGTTTTAGAATAAACTTTGGTTATTATGGACTAAGCTTAATAAGCGGTTCAGTTAGTGTGCAGAACAACCCAAGTTGGATTAACAAATTCCTATTTGTTTATATGGATGGTTATGCTGTAAATACAAAAGAAGGTTATTATGATTTTGTTACCAATTCTGTAACAATAAATTACATTCCACTTGGTAAATGCGGTTATATTTTTGCTGATATATTAACGGAAGTCCCTTATAATTATCGATTAATAGGTCAAATGGGTATCGATTGGGATTTATATGGAATAATAACTAATTCCGATAAAAGTCAAATTTGTATCTAAATCTTACAGCCTGACTTAAAAAATTCAATATCATGACCGTCTGTAAATTGACAATGCGGACGGTCAATAAATCTCCAATTACCACCCCATTCAAGGCCACATTTCACAGCTATTTCTCCACATTTTCTATAAAGCTCTATCGATCCCCATTGTGGTGTTTTATCTTTCAAAGGAACAAAATCAAAAGCCATTCCATAGTTATGAAAAGATTCACAGCCCTTAGCATTAGTTACTTTTTTACCTGGGCGACTTCGGCCTTTCGCGTATTCAGCATCTTGCGCTTCATTGTCTCGATAAGTGCTATAAATCAAAACTTCAATGCCAGCATGACCGCAATCAATAATAAATTGCTGCGCTAATCGTGCAACTTTTGGATGTAAATCACTTAAACTACGACTATTTATCACAATTTCATTTCACCATGACTTTGCAGCCAAGTAAGAACAAAAATAGCAACAGCACCAATGATAATAAATAGTTTTTTAGCTAAATCTTTGCCAAAATCAATGACACCTTCCGCAAGTTCAAGCTTTGCTTCTTCTTTTGCAAGCATTACGGCTTTTTTAGCAATTGACAATATTTGTTCTTCGCTTATATCATGAGCTAAGAATTTAGGACATGAATTAAAATCAACATCACTTAATCTTCTTCCTTTTGTTGATGGCTGCCTACGATTTTCCATTAATCTTTAACCAATACACCAAGACCGCCAGCAATTCCCATAGCAAGCGCAACAAGCTGCGAAACATCTTTTCCGGCCCATGCCATTGGCAATCCAATTATTGCAGCTACAAGCCATACTAAACCGCGTTTTGTGCTAGCTTGTGTTAAATCAATTTCTATTTTCATGCTATTTTCTCTATATCAACAACGCCATAAATTTCAGCTAATGTAGTTACTAAACTTGGTCTTCCCAATCCATTCGTTACTATTGCATCCGCTGTGACTCTAACATCTATTGCCGATGTTGCTGTAAGCGTTACATAAGCAAGAATATCACTATAACCGTTTATTATTCCACCACCAGCACCAGACGAAGCATCAGTTGTATCTGATCCTGTACCAATTCCTATAACTGTATTTCCAGCGGTAATATTTCTAAGCCAAGCTTTTGCATCCTGTAATCCACGTAATGTTTGCCTAACTTTAATAATATAACTGCCTATTGGCAATGTAATCTGATTAGAGGCCAATGAAGCACCGACAATTGAATTAAAAACAACTGTATTCAATGCAACAGTAACAGCACCTACAGCTGTATTGCCAGCACCTATGCCATTAGTTTCTTGTTGCTGAACAATCATCCGCTGTTTTACACCGGCATGAGGCATCCAGGTAACACCAATGCTAGAAGGTGTTGAATTGAAATTTGTAGTATTACCAGCCGTATTATTGATATATTCCTGAGTCCCTGCATCATTTTGAAGTACAGTGCCGACCGGATAACCACCAATAGCCGTTGATAATGCAGCATCAAAGCGATATTTACCACCTGAGCCAGCAAAAGCAATATGTTGTGATAAAATTTTTAATATGCCATTTAAATCCTGTCCAGACATAGGCACACCGCCAGCAGTAGAATCGAGAAAGTTTAATGGTGGAAAACCATCTGTTAAACTTGCCGCACCTGGGGTTATGCTTATCTGTGATGGTTCTGGAACTGTGCGAACATAACCTGCTCCAGCACTATCAGCAAATGGTTTTGTTAAATTTGTAGGTCTTGTAATTGCCATTATCTAAAATCTCTAAAAAGTGTACCATAACCAAATGTTGCAGCTCTACCCGATTCAGCAAAGCCAATTGTTGTTGAAACTGTATAATCAAGAATCTCAAAATTAACACCTGTTGGCGGCATAAATACATTTGATTGTTGTAATATTGCTACTTCAAAATCAGTCAATAAAAATTCAAATGTAAGTCTAGCTTGCATATTGTCGGATGTGCCAATATAAGCGCGTCCACGTCCTTTAAAAAGCTGCATCAATATTTTATTGTAAACTGAATAGGTAGTTCGTGAAATATTAAAAAGAGCCTTTGACAATATCATCAATCGATAAGCATCATCGGATAATTGATAATTAGTTGTTACTGTTTGACCACGATATAATTTTGCTAATCCGAAAGCCTTCCAATTACCTTCTGAAAAACCAATATATGAACTTTCAGGTAAATTAATCGTTCGTGATACATCAACAATCCTTCCCCATATATCTAAGCCAAATCCTGTTGCAGTATTAATATTCCAAACATGATTCCAAAAATTATCTAAATTAACACTGGGATCAATAGCATTATTAATACTATCAATTAAGCTAGTAATTATTGGACTATTCGCATATTGTACTAAAACAGTTTGTTGACCGACTGTTTTTTCTAAGAATTGTGAATTATTATTGTTTTGTAGTAATAACATTACAATTCATGACCGCCAATATCAGGCAATCCAGTTATTGCATTACCAAAATAATCAGTAGTTAAGCCAACACTAACACCTGCATTAATACACGGAGAACCTGCTGTAATCTTAAACCAGTTTGGTGATAATGCGCCTCGAGTTGTAGCTCCTGTATGGGCAAGTAATGGATTACCTATCACATTTCCTGTCCCACTCGCATTTGCTGGCGCTGTAATATTCCAATTATTATTTGAAAATGTAAGTCCTGTATTTCCTGGAATTACACTATTAGCTGAATCAGTAATAATATTATTCCTGATTTGTGAATTGCTATTAGTGATATTATTTGGGCCACCTTGTCCTGTTGCGACAAAAGTGTCAAAAGTATTGTTGAAGATTTCAGCATTAACAAGTCCAGTTCCGGGTATCTGCGTAAATGCAAATAATTGAACTGCTGTATTCCTGACAAAATTGTTATGTAATTTTATTCCAGAAGATAATGGCGCTACAGATATTGGGCGTTCATCTGCTAAAGTAATGCCTTGTGATGGTGTATATCTTGCTGGAGCTGTTGGATTTGTAGAAGCATAAACTAAATTGTTATATCCACTGCAATTAACACAATTCATAAAGTATAAATTTGCACTCCAATTGTCATATGTAGTATTACCATATATCTGTACATTATTACTAATAAATGTACTAATACCTTCGCCAAAATTATCATACACTATATTATATCTAATAATTCCGCGCGATACTTGATCCGGTATTTCATTTGCTGCTGTACCAGAGTTAAGAGTAAGGCCAGCACCCCAACCAGGAGGTGATAATCCGGCTGAATTATTCATACAGCAGTTATATACTGTATTGTATTCGAGCAAACAATCATCGCCTAATGCAGTCACTCCACTATCCCAAATTTCATGCACTCTACAATGGCGCATAATACTTCTGCTACCGCCAAGAATTGCAGCATAACCGCTTACATGCGTTCCTGTCATATTAGCATTGATAATATCAAATCCGTCAAGTGTACAATCTCTCGCTATTGAATAGGTTCTAAAAAGTGTACCATAATCGCCTGGTAATGTTGCATCACCAGATATAGCAGGAGTGTGATTAGGATAACTAAGCAATTTTATAAAATCCGTACTACATACTACCATTTCGATATATGTACCATTTTTTACATATACATTAACAAGTTGGTTAGGATAGTTATTTTCTATTTTGACAATACTACGCTGTATTGTTAATAACGGGGTTGCTTCTGTAAGCGCATCATTGGTATCTAATCCTGTTTTTGCTACATAATAAGTTACAACAGGTGCACCAACTGTTAAATTATAATCAACTTTTTGTCCTAATGATAATGTAGTTCCAGCTGGAGGACATTGAAAAGTAACATTACCTGATGAACCAGTTATGCGTCCAACAGTTAAATTAACACCCATTAATGCAAGTGTGGCATTAGTTGATGTCATTCCAACAATATTAGGGACAATATAAGTTGCCGGAGGCGGAGAAGATGATTTATTATTCATCTTCTTCTTTAAATACATATTATATGATCCAAAATTAAATGGCATCATATTTCACCATTCTGAAGCAAAAAAGACTTGGCCTGTTGTTGCTCCTATTATAGAAATAGCATAATTAGTGCATCCAGATAAAGGAGACTCATATAATGATCCTGTTGGAATAATAATAGAATTTGCTGTCAATGAAGCAGTACCGTTTGTAACATTAATAGCTAAATCTCCAGCACTATTATTCTGAATATCAAACCCTCGCCTAATAGGATTAGCTGACATTAGAATTTGAGCTGTCCCACCTGTAGTTATTGTTCCAGATCGATTAACAGGTGCTACTGGAGGAAAATAAGCAGGCATTGGATTAGATGCGGATAAATCACCATTATTAATACCATCTGCTCCAAGCGTGATTTTATTGCGTTGATATTGAACGCCTAAAATATCATCTGTAGCTATTTGCGCGCCGTTTAATCCTGGATTTAAAACTACATTATCGACCATTTTAATATCTCTATGTAAATGTAACTGTTATATTTGTATCAGAAAGTGTTGGAACTTGGAATATAGATAATTGAAAAGATGATCTATTGGCTGTTGGAGATCCCAATAGCAATGAATAAATTTGTGCCCAGGAACCTAAAGCAATGATTGAAGAATAAAAACGGCTTGCGAATAAATCACTTCCAATTCTTGCTTTTGGGCCGCCATCAACACCATTAAATGCGTTTGTTATAGCTTGTTTAACTTGTGCTATAGCATCTGCTGGTACACTCGAATTAAGCGCCATAGAGACATTAAATTTAATTGCTAAAGCAGCTGGAATTTCAAATTTAATAACATACGAAGGGAATGGTTCAGTATATAAACCCTGACCATCATCTGTTATAGTCACTGAAGTATTACCGTTAAAATTGCAACCTGGAGACATTTTATTCCAGATTGAATCAGCAATATCATGACTAGCACCGCCATAGGCCGCGACATAGATTGAATTGGGAAGTAATCTATAGCCACCAAACGCACAATAAACTGTTGCTGAAGCTGCGGTTTGACTAATATTTACAGAATAAGTGCCTGTTCCGCCAGTTCCAGTTCCGAATGCTGTGATTATAGTTCCATAAGCTACATTTGCACCGACAACCATTTGTCCCAATGCTATTGTGCCATCTGCTATAGCAGTAATAGTAAGTGTCGTTGTGGATATACTTCCTGTTGCCTGTGCTCCTGTAGTTATTCCGGTTGTGTTTTGAATGACGTAAGCATCTGTTACGCCTATCGTATTAACAACTGCGCCAAGAACAGATAATAGACTCCCGTGACCATTTAAAGCGACTGATTGTCTACGTCTAGCTTCAAATTCTTGTTGAGTTTCGACATCATTTCCAGGAGTACCAGCAACAAGATTATCTATAGAATCCCAACCTGGAATAGCTTTATAAATCTTATTTAAAAATCCAATAGGACAAGCAATTGGACCGAATGTTGAACATGAAAAAGTTAATTCAATATAGCCTGTAAATGCCGGAATTGTTCCGCCATTTGTACATGAATAAACATTTCCGGCCTGATCCTGAGCGGTTGCGCCGGCATAAATAATCGTCCCTTCTGCGCCATAACATCGTGCTGTTACGGTTGTTGAACTCGCTGCAATGCGAGTCAAGAAATAAATCTGTCCTATACCATCCTGCATACGTCCAATAGATGTGCGAGGATCAACGCCATTGACAAAATTGGCTATTTCATCATTTTTAGCGCCTATAATAGCTGTTTCTGCTTGTATTAATTGACCAACACTATTGCGTAAGTCATAACGTAAATTACCACCAAAAGCTGTATTATAATCATTAAATGCGCCTGTTAAAATATCTGATTCTTCAGGCAATACAATACCCGTCTCAGTCCATTGTATTTGTGGTATTTGAGTATTAGAAGTTGACATTATTTATTTGTCCTGTTGCATCTATAAATTGGACATAACCCGATAAATTACGTTTTGTAAATTCTGTTATTATACATTTTGCACTTATAACGCCTGTTACACTTAAAGCTGCTTCTTCAATGCGCTTTTTAACTAATGACATGGGTGGAAATTGACCCAGTATTTCTTCAAAATAGGGAACTCCTAAACTCGTATCATACCAGCACTCGCTCAAAAATGTTTTAATTGCGCTAGCTACATCTTGAGCCAATGAATAAGGATCACTTACTAAGGCAATATCACCTTCTGAATCAATTAATAAATCCCATGTTTCAGGATTTAATAATAAGCTATCAGCCATTAATTAGGTGCTCCCGTATTTCCGCTTCCTGTTGTAACACCATTATGTGTATGAGTATGTAAATGCGTTCCATTGGCTATTACTTCAACACTAGCTGTTAATGTACCATTCACTTGAACTGCTCCATTAATTGTAGTTTGTGGTGAGGTAATGGTTACGTTATTAGTTGATATTATATCAATTCCATTTAAATCTGATATTTTAATATATCTTAATGGTATTCCATTCAATAATCCACCAATATATATACCATCTGCCCAGTCATTTCGTCTTGAACTACCCGGTAATGCCGGAGCCTTGGTTGCTTTTACTTTTGATATGTCATTATTGCAAAAAACACATAAACCAATATCGCCTATTTGAGGATCAATGATTAAAGCATTTAATCCACCTTGAATACGAATATATCCTAATCCATATATAACACCATGCTCTATAGGATTTTGATGCCCGTCTATTTGATGTATTAAAGGCTTAACATCAACTGTACCTATGTAATTATTTGATTCTGCATTAGGTAAATAAACATTTACAATCTGTACTAATGTCGTAAATGTTGCTTTATTTAATATTGAAGTAATAAGAGCAACTTGTTCATTATAGCCAACAACGCCATCATTTACACTATATATAGATTTTGCTGTCATTTATTTAATCGAGTGCAATTAATAGTTGTAAACCAAGGGCCATTTCCGTTAGGATTTTCTGATTCCAATGAATGAATAATATTATTAGCGCTCCAAATACCCTCTGTTGGCGTTAATTGAGATTCTATTTTAATTTTATTGCCAATTTTAATTAATGGATTATAAATACACATTAATAATATGCCATTACTTGAATAAGTTGGGTATCCTACAAGTCCGGTTTGTGGCGATATTAAAAAAATATCCTCACTATCTCGCGTGCCTTCCTGGGGCCATATTGCTAGAACATTATTTTCTATTGTGTAACTTATTCTTGCCGCTTTGCATATTGATTTTATTTTATCTAAATTTGATCCTGGCAAATAAACATTTCTTAAAATAATACTTACATTTTGTTTATTTTCAAATGTAAAGCCAGCATTTTTAGCTATATCGGATAAAATATCTTTTATATCAGCATCACCTTTATAACTAATAGCACCTACTGCTTCAATGGCTGCTGACTGTGCCGCTGTAGATATTATATTAAGCACTGCATCGGGTTGGTTCGTTAAATTAGCCCAGGATGATGTTATTATACCTGTAAATGCTAAATGTAGATCATCCTCCGTTCCAACTGCTATTTGAATCGTATTACCTAAATTTTCAGTAGGACTAACGCCTGCAATAGCAGTTAATTGATTCATTTTATCAAGAGGCAAGCCAAAAATCTGGCATTGTAAAACACCTTGAGCATCACCACCAGCTTGAGCAATATAAACACCTGCTCGATGACCTGATAAAGTCATCGTATCACCTAAACCCTCACCAAATGTAGCAGGGGATTTTAATTTAATAGTGATTTCTATTAATCGTTTTAAGAAAGCCATTGCAATAAATATCGGGTTCCAAAATCATCTGCTGTAGGATTGTTTGAACCTTGAACATCAACAAACATTAACGATCCTATGAAATTTTTATAAGGTTCAATAGGTATTGGTGTTCTATCTAAACATAAAACAGTCGTAGCAATAGGCAATTCATTAATGTATAAATCCAGATAGGTTCCGGTCGTCTTTTCATACACGTTAATCTTGCATTGCTG